TGGGGCAATGCGGGTGCTTCATAGGCCCAACGCTACCGATCAATACAGGGCGCTACAGGGACTCTCAAAAGGTAAACCCAAGTTTACTTTTCTGGAAATACTTTTAAAAAGACTTGCAATTCTAAATTTAGATATGTTTATAATATGCCAACGGGGGCAATTAGGCGTCCGTTATTTGAAAAGGTATATCATTATGTCAAATGCAAACCAGAACACTAACCCATTCCTCGCCGTTGAAATGGCTGGCAAAGACGTTGCCATTGCGCAACAGGATGCCGCACGATCTGTCATGAGCGTCGCTGTTGAAACGATCAAAAAGAATGTTCACACAAAAGAGGACGCGAAAGCTTTTCTAACAGGATATGCGGACCAAATCGCCACCACCAATAAAGACAGCGTGAAGTCCCTAAAGTCTCGCATGGCGCGGATCGTTAAGGTATTGATTGTGTCCGATGAAAAGCTAAACGAATACCACAAACTGTCAAAGCCCCTAGACGGACAAAAGCTTATCGCCAAACTTTCCAAGAAGTGTGACGGACTCAAGCCCTTGTATGATGCTCTCGCCATTCCCAGCGCGGAACCCGTGACCGGCGAAGGTGAAAGCGAATCTGAACCGACCGACGCGGACAAAAAGACACTTCCCGAAATATTCGCCGAGGCTATGAAGCAGGCACGTCATCATGGATACACAACGGACGAAATAGTCGCCGAGTTATCCTATATGCAAATTGATCTAACCTCATGATAGACCCAAGCATTGCGTGGCCCCTCATCATTGGGGGGTTTATCATAGTCTTTTACTTGGATATCACAGAAGAATAAAACCACAGCCCTGCACTAGCGGGGCTTTTTTTTGCCTGCTATTCCTACCCTGTATCGATCTCACAGCGACGCTATACCAACCCGCTACCCTAGCACCTATCTTTGCTTATCGTTGCTCACAGCGCCACACACAGCCTCTCAGTTGACCTGTACCTTATGATCTGTCATACTATGTGGACTGGGAAAATTTTTTCAGTGTGTTGAAAAGTAAACTTGAGTTTACCTCGGAGGTGCTTATGACAAATCTTGATAGCTTTAAAGAAACGCTTGAAGAGGAAATGCCAGAGCTTGGTGCCATGTGGTTCAAGTGGTACGAACGAGAGCAAGACGGCTACGATGATGCTGGTGGTTTTGTTGTTAGGTTTACGATAGAAGGGAAGAGTGGTCTTGAACGTGACGAGGAA